AATTAAAGATTATTCACCTTATAAAAGATTAAATCATTTTAAAGAATGGTTAAATCAATTTCAAGCAAAACAGAGTCCTGATATTCCAGAACAAATATTTATAGATATTGTTAAAGAACTTAATAAAAACAGAATAACAGATTTATCTATATTAAATAAAAAAAATATGAAAACAATATTAAAAAAATTATCATATAATATTTATTATGAACATGTAGCATATATTATTAATAAACTTAATAACTTACCGCCTCCAAAAATTACACGTGATATGGAAAAATTATTTATTAGTATGTTTTATAAAATTCAAGAACCATGGGAATTATATAAACAAGTAAATAGAAAAAATTTTTTATCATATTCATATGTATTATATAAATTTTGCGAATTATTAGATTTAGATCATTTGTTAGAATGCTTTCCTTTACATAAAAATCCTGATAAAATTATGGAAAATGACCAAATATGGGAAAAAATATGTAATCATTTAAAATGGGAATATTTATCATCATTTAAATAATTTCCTGATGTTTATTAATTATGAATCGTTTATTATATAATATATCAATATTAATATTTTTTATTAGTTTAATTTTTATGATAATATATATAAGTAGTATTTTAACACCTGTTAAAAATGAAACTATTTATGATTATAAAATATCTAAAGAATATGAAAAAATGTTTTCACAACCTTCCATATGGTTAGGTTATCAAGATTTTGATCCAAATAATCAACCAGAAAAATTAATTATTAATAATTAATTTTATTTAAAGATAATTTATTAATAATTATTAATATAAAAATGTCAAAAACGGATTTACTTACAGAGGATACTATCAATCCTAAAGGCCAAAATTATGTATGTATTAGTTTTTTAACTGATAAAGAAAATAAAACTACATTATCAGGAATTAAAGTAAGAGGTGTATTTACAACATATGATGAAGCATGTTCTCATGCTAAAAAACTTCAAAATGTTGATGAATATTTTAATGTTTTTGTTGGAGAAGTTGGTAAATGGTTACCATTTGATCCAAATCCTGATTCAGAAGCAGTTGCTGATTCTGAATATGCAAACGTTCAACTTAATACAATGATGAAATCATATATGGAAAATCAAGAAAAAGCAAAACTGTTTCATGAACAAAGAAAAAATGAAATGGTAAGACAAAATCTTTTAGATAATATTAATTCACGTCAAGAAAATTTAGATGAATATAAAAGTAAGATGAAAGATGCTACCAATCCTGATGAATTACAACAAAATATTGACGAAATTGAAAAACAAATCTTAAAAATGGAAGAAAAGAAATTAGAAGTTAATAAACAAATTGAATTATTAGGAACTCAATTAAAAGGATTTGGACAAATGAAACTTGATCCGCCTAAAGTAATTGAATAAAAGTGTAGCCTAAAAAAGGCGTATTATTTTTATTATAAAAATTATTTATTATAAAAATTGAAAAAATTAAAATAAATATGTTTTATAATCTAATTATTTTAATTTTTGGTTTGCACCATTGTCAAGAAATAGACATGAAGAGCACTATTAGCAAGAAAAAGCGCGGAAGAGTAATGTGCAATTGCCCCATGCATCTTACGCTTGATGGTACATGCAAGACACGCAAGGACGACTGTAAATACACGTCTCCTCAAAACTTTTGCAGATGTGCTTACTCCAACAAGCCACATCGCCCCAATGACTGCAAACATGCAAACTCGCTTGCAAGTTTCGTTATACCACACATTATGAGCGAGCCAACTACAAAGCCGTTGGACGATGATTACTATGGGAAGTTTATTGTTGAATTGGATGCGCCAGTGTGCATGTGTCCTCACAAGTCAAGCCCGCTACGTTACGAGATTGTAGGGTGCCTAAATTCGCAAGGGTGCATTCGGACTCGTTTTGGCTGTACTATGTGCCAACAAAGGCGTGATTTTAAATCACATATCCTTATTCATGTGAAGGGTGGGTGCAGTGATATGTAAGCAACAGTCAATTTTTTTATAATATTTATTATTATAAAAAAATTTTAATTTATATTTGATTTCATTTCTAAACTTTCTGGAATAACAATATTATTATTATAATATTTACGGTAAATATCTTCTTCAATAGTTTTTTCAATTAAAATTCTAAATAATGTAATTTTTTTTGATTGACCTATACGACAAGCTCTTGCAATAGCTTGACTTTCAATTAATTCATGTTCTTCTTTAGTATCGTTAATTGGTTCAACAAAAAATATATGAGTAGCATCTGTAAGATTAGTTCCAGATGCAGCATTTTTAAGACTTAACATAATAACTTTATTATCATCATTATTATTATTTTTACCTTTTTTAAATTTATTTATAGCAGAATTTTTAGACCATACACTACCTTTTACAAAACAATTACCAATATTATTTTCTGCTAATGTTTTACCAATTAAATTTAACATATCATCCCATTGAGAAAATATAATAATTCTTGTTGTTTCATCATTAATCAAATCTTTAATTATACTAATAAGTTTTCCAAGTTTAGAACCGTATTTTTCAACATATTTATCTGAAATTACATTATTAGTTTTAAGATCTTTAACTAACAGTTCTTTTGAACTTAAATCTGCTTTACACAATGGACATCTTTTTTTATCTGCAAGACATAATTTTATACAATTATAACAAAATATATGTCCGCATGCTGTCATTGTTGGATTATCAATTATATCTATACATATAGGACATGTTTCATCTTCATTAGGTTCTTTCATTTTTTCAAGAATGTTATATATATATTTAGATTCAGAAATTTGTGTTTCGTATGATTTTTTAAGCATATGATATTCTGGACGGGTTGATACAAGTTCAGTTAATTTTTTTTGATATTTATCACATTTAGATTTATGATATTCAATTAATTTATCTTGCATAACATTTAAATCGACTTCTACATTACCAAATATTTTTTTACTTGATTCAACAATAAGTGGATGACAACATAATTGTTGTAATATTTTATTTGATGATTTTCCTTTAGTAGCATCATATAATTTTCTTTCAATATCTGTAAATTTAACCCAAATTATTTGTTCATTATAACCATGTATTTGTATTTGATTTTCAACATCAATTTTACGATGTCTAATACATACAGTATTAATAATATTATCCCATATATATTTTTTATTCAAACACTTTATAATATTTTCATGAGATAACTCTGAATAATCAAACTCTAAATTATTATCTATATCTTTTAATTTTAATTTTATAAATTTAGCAGAATTAATAATACCATTATAATTAATAAATGGTGTTCCTGAAATATACCAATAATAATTTGCATCAATATTAGAAATCCATTTACTCATATATTTACATACTGAAATTTTTTCAAGCATCTCCCCAAATATTTCATGACCTTCATCTAATACAACACGATGAAAATTAAAAAATTCAAATATTGGCATATCTAATTTTTTTATATCTGAAAAACTAGTATTTGTAATATGATTTTTAAAATATTCTTTTATCATTGTATTTCGTTGTTCGAAATTAAATGATGTAGCAGTGCAATTAGTATAATAAAGCGTAGGATAAAATTTAAAATTCATTATAAATTGATGCGATGTAATAATAATATCATAATCAATAAATACTTCAAAATTTAAATAATTATAATCATTTTTAGTTAATATAGTTTTAATTTTAAATTGTGGATAACATCTAATAATTTCTGCTTCCCATTGCTTACTTAGATGATTAGGGCATATAATTACAGTTGCTTTAGAATTTATTTTATTACTTTTTGATATTGATGAAAACATAATATTTGGTATATTTGTTGGTGCTGGATTAGATGCAATTAATGCAATCATACTTATTGTTTTACCTAATCCCATGTCATCTGATAATATACCACCTTTTGTAATAATCATACATTTTTTTTCTTTATAAACAATTAAATTTGTAATAGGATCATATAACATGTCAATATTATTAAATTTAATAGGAATTGTATAATTAAATTCATAATTAACTTTACCTTCTTCTATTTTAATCATTTTTGATAATGATTTTTGTTGGTAATTATAAAGTGTTATTTTAAAACCATTAGGAGGATTTATAGATTCATAATTAGGTATAATACTTTTATTAATTAAATTTATACTTGTTTCATCAAAAATAATATTTTTATTAAAATGTTCG